CCATGGTCGAGCTCAGGTCGAGCGCACCATAACACAATCGACCATCGAGATCAGGTCGAGGGCTGCGGCATGCGTCCCATGTCTCGGGTGCGATCCATCGTGTGATTGTGTCGGTCCACTCGCAAAGATGCAAACGTCTGAATGCTAACTCGCGAGCAGGTGATTGGGCTGCGTCCATGGCGGCTTGCCTCATGTAGTCCTCTCGGACTGAGACGCCATAGCCGGGATTAGCTGCCCGCCATGTGCTTTCCTGTTTCCAGTCTGCGCCATCAGGTGCGCGGTAAAGGACGGGGAGAAAGCTACGATCTTCTAGTGTGCCATCAGCCACTGCTCGAGCGTGTAGGTGCATCTCATAACAGAGCGAGTTGCGGTCGTGCCCAGCGGTCGTAATCGAGATAGTGAGCGGTTGCTTTCGCGCTCCAGTTGATGTGGTGAGCACATCCCAGAGCTCGCGATTAGGCTGTGCATGCAATTCGTCAAAGATAATGCCGCTACAGTTCATGCCGTGTTTAGTGTGGGCATCCGCGCTGATGGCTCGCATGCGCCTGCCGTCTTTGGTGACGATCTCTTTACGCAATACAGAGCACTTGGCATCAAGGGCAGGTGAGTTGCGCACCATCGAGGCAGCGAGGTCGAACACGATTGATGCCTGATCTCGATCAGCAGCAGCGCAAATAACCTCAGCACCGGGCTCGCCATCGCCAAACAGAAGGTAGAGAGCTATGCCCGCGGCCAGTGTGCTCTTGCCATTTTTCCGGGGGATCTCGATGTAGCACGTCCGATACTGACGCATGCCATCGGGTCGTAGCGTGCCAAATAGTGGAGCTATGATGTCGTTGTATTGCCAATCGGATAACACGAGAGGTCTGCCCGACATCTCGCCCTTGCTATGGGTCAGGAAATGCTCAAAGAAGAGCTTAGCCTTCTCCTCAGGCCTAAGCTCTACTCGTTTTGTTTTCACGCTTGCCATGTGTTACCCAAGGATGCGCAGAGCAATATCGTCGATGTCGTCCTCATTAGGTCCAGCAGGATCAATATTGTCGCGTCGTGTTTTGCGGCTACGTGGGGTCAACATGAGCACAGTAAACGTAGATCGCAACTGGCTCTCGGCATTGCGCAGCTCTCCCCAGAGTGGGTGCATGCGTTGTACGCCACGCTCATCAGGCGTAGTGAAAGGTTCGTTGGCTGCTGCCAGTCGCATCGCCTCGACGCGGGCGAGCTGGTGCGCTGCCATGATGAGCACCTCGGCGTCTGCGGCTGCGACTCCCGTGCCCGACGATTGATGGATGCGATTGCATAGACGGATCCAGCACTTGCGCACCTCCACCGGCAATCCTCTCGGTGGAGTCTGCGACATCGCAATCACTTCGTTCTTTATTGGTTGCCTGCCGCGTGCCATGATATTTACCCTCATCGATGCCTAGATACTCGAACAACTCCCTTAGAGTAGATACGTCTAGGTCTACAGTCTGCCATGCTTCAGTATACCCGTCAAAACGACCCATAAAAGCCTGATCGCCACGCAGGATATTCTTGGCATCTAGCTCATGCTTGATGCGCAGCTCGAGCTGATGCGCTGCCTCGCCATTCATCGGACCGATCATGTCTAATTGCATCCAACCGTTTTTTCGATGACGCTTCATTCGATTACCAGTGCCATTCACAGTATTGGTAATACCAACTTTTAACTGCCCTGGCCTAGTTATCAAATACATCCATCCTAAATCGTCACGCCTAAAGGATCCGCCAGCAGTGCAGCAGTTGCAAACTAAATAACTGCCAGTTCTTGCACGCCTTTGCATGTCATTTATTGAAAGCCAATATGGATTTTCACAAACAGTGCATTTCCATAAAACAGGCAAAGGTGATGTACAGGCAATTTTGGTAAAGTCTAGCTTGCAAATTGAATGTTTAATTAAATCAGGATATTGAGTAAAAAAAGATTTTGTTAAAGGTTTTCTTCTTTGTTTTTTTTGTTTTTTGGGCCTGCACTCACGGCATACAACTGTGCTACTTTTTTTAAATTCACGTACTACAGATTGCACAGATTTAATAAATATATTGTTGCAACTGCATTTCCAAGTAGCTTTAAACCAAGAAGATGACGGTAAAGAATATGGATCGCCTACAATTATTTTTTCTGCAACAATAGGGAACATTTTTGCTAAACTTTTTATTGGTTTTTTATGTGAAGAATGTTTTTTAATTCTTGAAAAATGAAGATGGCAATAACCATTTAAATCAAAATCATGTTGGCATTCGGAAACCATACAAAGTTTTAAAGGTGGCAATGGATTATCATGTAATATCTTTCCATGCTTCAATATTTTTTTATAATGAGTTTTGCAATAGCCTAATGACTTGCTTTCGCGAGGACAATTTAAAGCTAAACACTTAGCTCTTCGCTCAAACATGTGATTCGACCTCAACTGGCAATAAAAACGCGTTCAGGGTCCGCGAACGGTCTTACCACCCCAAAAGGGGGTTTTTTGACCCTCCCCTGGCATTTTTTTGATCAAAAAAATCAGCCAGAAATTTTCTTCAACAAAATCTGAAGCGCAAATTTCAGGATAATTCCCACGACGAACGGCGAGACGCCTGCAATCGGATGGCCTTCATCTTCAGTGCCAGCGATGACGGACTCAATCGCAGTGATCGCATCATCGTCGCTGGTCTCTTCTGGCACAGCGCCAGCGACATCAGCCGCAGGCACAAACGTCTGGCCGAAATAAACAACGACCTCAATCAGCGCGTCAAACACCGGCTTGCCCCATGGCGTCTGGCCACGGGCAAATGATAGCAGAGTCACGAGAGCGGATGTCGGAAACATGATCACCTCCTGATTAAGCATACTTGACCAGACGCCATCCAGCTGCACCTGATCCGTTATCGGTGCTGTCGTAAACCAGATCAGCCCACTCGTTCACCGTCAGCGCTGTGTGGTTGCCGCCGTGCATGTAGATTCTGTTAGAGGCTGTGCTTGCAGCGTCATCGTGCTTCAGCGTCACCGTTGCCGTACCCACAGACACCAATCGGATCATGCGCCCATCGACATGTGCCCCACCAGTGGGTGGAGCAATGCCGGTAATGTCTGATGCAGTAGTGCAGTTCAACCGTTGAAATGCGGAGCCGGTGAGGACGTAATCGTTTTGGTTAGCTGTGATTGCTGCTGGTGTGTTAGCCTTAAACGCAAAAGATCCACCCGCAGATGATGCCGCACCAGAATCCACGACTAGGATCTGTTTAGCGCCTCGCCTTAATCCGACTTCTGCTGTGCCCGAAGCTGTACCTGGACAAAAGCCAAGGCCAAAAGCATTATTTATTTGAACCATTTTCAACGCGTCTGTTACTTGAAACATTACAAAAGAATTTGTGAAAAGCTGTGTAGCTCGAAAATCTCCAACATTTACAACAGCAGGCGCTCCATTGTTGTTGTTCTTAAACCACAAGCCTGCTAATTGCCCTGAATAATTTGACGTAATATTGAAATGCTGCGTAGCTGCGTTTGCATCTGATCCTAATTTTAGCAAAATAGAACCGTCATTACCAGTAGTTGCTTGCACCCCGGGTTGCAACACTATCGAGCCACCAGCTCCGCTTGTAACCCCGTCAGCCGCTTTAATCGTGATACTTGCCCCAGCCCCAGACGATGCGCTATTAGGCTGAGACAGCCCTTCAGCGACAATAGCTGCAACGGTTGCCTTGCCCGATGGTCCACCACTCGGCGTGACGGGTAGCAGGTCTGTATCTGCTACGGTGCGTTCGTCTAGTTCGTCGATTCTTTTGCTTGCCATTGTCTACCTCACTGCCAGATAATGTAATCTGTTGCACCGTCGAATATCAAAAAGTCTGACGCACCCTGCCAGAGCAGGCCATCGATTGGGCCGTCTGTGCTGACGACAAACGATCTGTCAATCGACAGACCGATGCTCAGGCTAATCACAGGACACCGGCGGCGGTGGCTAGACGGGTGAGCGTGGCGATGATGTCTGACATGGTCGAGGCGACATCGGCATCGCTGGCGGCGAGCGACCACACATTAGCGATGTGATAGTTACGCCGCTCTGAGCCGAGCACCCATCCAGTCGGGCTTGCTGCGTCGCGTCGAGCTGATCTGAACCATGCCTCAGCGGTGAGTGGCTGCTCGATGCCATCGCCAGAGAACACCAGCGACTCGACGACCCATAGCGGGTACGTCTGCGCTGGCACTGCTGGTGTGACGATTGGTGTGCTGGCTGGGATGTCTGCCATCTTCGATACTCCTAGTAGAGATTGACGATCGAGGTTGCGGTTGTCGATGTGCTGCGTACGTGAGTCACGCGAATAGGTAGAACTGTGCCAGCGGGCACAGCGACAAATGTCACGTTGCCTCCACCCTGCATCGTAACCGATAGATTGCCTGCGCCACCAACATACAGTGCGCGGCTGACGTAGGTCACGGGTACAGTGTCACTCGGCGTCACTGCCAAGGCGTCGTTTGCTGGGCTAGTCATGCCCTCGATGAGCAGCATCTGCTGATCGATTGCGCCTGCGGTCGTGGTCGTGGTCGTGGTCGTGGTTGTTGTCGGCGCTGCTGTGGTCGTGGTTGTGGACATCGTGATCCTCCTATTTTCTCAGTCTACTATACAGATCAGCGCGTGCGCAATTGCTCAAGTGCAGTTTTTCGTGAGTGGCACGAGTGGCACAGCGGCTGGAGATTCTCTCGATCGTTTGTGCCACCACGACTGAGCGGCGTGATGTGATCGACCTGCGATGCCGCTCCACCGCATGTTCGGCACATCGGCTCTTCTCGTAGCACCATGAGACGCCACCGAGCCCAGGTGCGATCGTACCCTCTCGCGGCTGCGCAGGGTCGTGTCTCGGGCGCTCGATTGGGCCTTGGCAGGTGGTGTCGTGCTGGTCGATGATTCGGGATGCGGTCGGCCATTAGCGTCTCCTTATCGAGACATCGACGCATGCCCGAGCTCTCGGGAACGTATCGATCTCGATGAGCAGCCCCTGCACGATGGTGCAGTCGTCGCCAGCTAATACCTCCCATCGCACCAGCCAATCGAGAATTGCCTTGGCCGTGTTGTCGATGTCTCGATTGCTGCGCCACCCTGAGCCGGTGCGCACGACGATTGTCACATGCACCGGGTAGTCGATCTTGTTGCGCACTATACGACTGCTGAGCCCTGCCAGATCTGCCTCGAGCAACCAGCGCCGATAGTTTGCAGATTTAATCGTGCGCCCTCGAGCCATGCGCCACAAGGCATTGACGCTGGGTGGCACTGGCAGACTGATACTAATACAGCTCATCGGGCACGCTCACGATCGCGCAGCAGGCGAGCCACATCACGATCGCATACATCATGTCTACCAGTGTGCCCGACTATCCGGAGCTTGCCCTGCTCAATCAGAGTCCGGATGTATCGATCAGACACCCCAAGAATCCGCGCAGCATCGCGTGTACTCATGCAGTGAGTCCTCCATGATGTCGATCATGATACCACGGCTGCATGATGCTGCCGTATGAGGAGATGATGATTATGCGCTACATCGTAATTTTATTCATAGTTTTGGCCTTGACGCAATCCATTGGATGCTCAGGCGTGCAAATTTCTGGAGCCATAACCATAAATAGTGGAAGTACTTCCGGAACAATCTTCCTAAATCGATGAGGAACTTATTGACATACTTCCGAACCCATACTATATTTCTCGTGAACTCAGTCGTGATTTGCGACTGACACGTACACGGGCAGCGGGGTCGTCCCAATACCGACGAGCGTTGTGATGCAAAGAGAACCCTCACAACGTATCAGCGGCAAGGGAAATGTGGACATCGACTTCTTTGTACGGTCTCGCTGCTCGCGTCTTTTTCCAATCGATCACGAGTGATGGGGTTGTCTCGGTGTGCGCGTGCACATCGAGGATTTGTGGCTCCGCGTGTGTGGCCCCATCACTCGTTTTATAGGGGATAGGATATGGCTAAATCTGGAAAACATGTAACGGTATCGCAGGCGGCGACAATGCTGGGCTGCTCTGCTCGATGGGTGCGATACCTACTCGAGAATGAT